ATACGGTTTGGTGGGGGTTTGGGCCCAAGTTAGGACGGAGTGACCGCGCTAGGTGGGCTAAGGGCCGTTTTGTGCCCTCAACGCACACGCTCGCGCGATCGGGGCGAATACCACCTAATCATACCCTATCCTACCCGATAATGGCTTAAACGCCCTCTGCCCGCCCCATACTACCCTAAAGCCACCCAGCACACCCCATGATTACTGGTACTACCCTATGGCGTAGCATCACACCCTATGCCATAGCATACTACCCTATGGCGTAGCACTAGGGTGCTTGGCGTAGCGGCCAGCCCTATCACGTAGCACTAGGGTGCTTGACGTAGCATCCAGCCCTATCACGCCCAATGACGTAGCATCACGGCACTTGCTACCGTATCGCGCCCGCCTGGGCTCTAGGAGGGTGCGCCAGGGCGCAGCCTACCCTAGCACGTAGCATAGTACCCAGTGACGTAGCGCACTACCCTAGCACATAGCACAAGGGCTCATCACGTAGCATCAAGGCGCATAGTTACTCATCACATAGCACAAGGGCTCATCACGTAGCATCAAGGCGCAGGCTACCCCATGAGGGTGCATAGTACCTTCAATAGCGCATAAGGGCGCATAGTTACTCATGAGGGCGCATGACTACTCATAAGGGCGACGAGGGTCCAATGAGGGCGAGGAGGGTCGCATCCCTTCCGATCGCGGTGCGAGGGGCGGGTCTTGCACGTCACGGTTGCGCGAGAGAAAAAGGTCCAAATTTGGTTTTCACTTGCCTTTTGCTTCACATCTACTTATCCTCCCACCCTATGACTCACGCGCACCCATCAAGAACAGCTCTGCGTGCTGGACCAGAAGCGCAACAAGCACTACGGCCCATTCTTCAAGATGACTTCCTCAAGCACTACGCAGTAACTGGCTTGATAGGCAAGTCAGCGGAACTGGCCGGCACTGAACGGACCACCATTTTTAGCTGGCGCAAGGCGGATGCTGAGTTTGATGCCCGGTGTGTTTTGGCCCTGAAAACCTACTGTGAGGCGGTGGAAGCTGAGATCCATCGCCGCGCTATTGAGGGTGTGAACGAGCCTGTTTTTTACCAGGGCGAGGTGGTGGGTCACGTTACGCGGTACAGTGACCGCATGCTGGAACTCCACGCCAAGCGTCACATTCCCGAGTACCGTGAGCGCCAGCAGGTGGACTTGAATGTGAAGGGCGGCGTGATTGTCGTTCCTGGTATGGCCTTGACAACGCAACAGTGGGAGGCAACCGAGTTTGACACCGAAACCGACAGTCCAACTCTCCCTGTTCCAGCGCCCTGACAGCACAAAATACTGGGAAGTGCGCGTCCGCTCCAATATCCGTCTCGGGATAGCCCGCCTGGGCTTCCTTCCCTTTCCAGCAACCCCCCAGTCCATCTCAATTCTGGCCGGGGCGCTGGCCGAGGAGCTTTGTGAGCAGTATAGGGACACCCTGGACCCATCTGAAGTGGCTCGCACGGCCCAGGAATGCTATCGGGAGATCCTGCTAGATCTACCCACGCCCAAACCCGGGGACGAGCAGCCCAATGATCGAGCGGTTAGAGTGGCGGGTTACAACTGAGGGCATTGTCCCGATACTGCATCGGGGCACCTCACAGGTCGAGGTGGCGTGGGCTCCTCAGCCTGGTAGTCAGGTGGCGTTTCTCACCTGCCCAGTGCAGGAAGCACTGTACGAGGGCGAACGTGGGCCGGGCAAGTCTGATGCTTTGATCATGGCCTTTGGCCAGCACGTGGGCAAGGGCTGGGGCCAGGCGTGGCGCGGAATCCTTTTCAGACGTACCTACCCCGAACTGCAAGACATCATCGCCAAATCGCAGAAGTGGTTCCCGCGTATCTGGCCCCAGGCCAAGTACAACCGGGCTGAGCACTTTTGGGAGTGGCCGGATGGGGAGATGTTCTTTTTCCGGCAGTTTGCTCGACCGGAGGATTACTGGAATTACCATGGCCACGAGTACCCATTCATCGCCTGGGAAGAGCTGACCAACTGGCACAGCCCCGACTGCTACAAGTCCATGTTCAGCTGTAGTCGTTCAACGGCAGTGGGCATACCACTGCTGGTACGTGGCACGTGCAACCCGTATGGGGTAGGGCATAACTGGGTCAAGGCACGGTGGCGGCTGCCGATTGCCATGGGGCGCGTTATGGGCCCAGTGATTCGGGACGCTGTGGATCGGGAAGGCCACCCAGAGCCGGAACGGGTGGCAATTCACGGAGAACTACGGGAAAACAAGATTCTGCTCCATGCCCAGCCCAATTACATTGCCAATTTGCGGGCAGCAGCGCGTAACCCGCAAGAACTGAAGGCGTGGCTGCATGGTGATTGGAACATTGTTGCCGGCGGCATGCTGGATGACGTGTGGGACCCCAAGATTCACGTACTTCCAAACTTTCCCTTGACTCGTATCCCCAAGGGGTGGTATGTTGACCGGTCGTATGACCATGGGCAGTCAAAACCGTTCAGCGTGGGCTGGTGGGCGGAGTCCAATGGTGAGCCCCTCACTGTCAATGACCAGGTCTACGGCCCAGTGCGCGGAGACCTGATTCGCATTGCTGAATGGTATGGCTGGAACGGACAACCCAATGAGGGACTGAACTGGGGTGGCCGTGAAATCGGCAGCGGCATACGAGAACGCGAACTCGCTTGGGGGTTAGAAGCAAGGCCAGGTGGGGCCGATGCGGCCATATTTGATGACTATGAGCCGGGCAGTAGCACTATTGGGGACATGCGGTCAGTAGGGGTGGACTGGGAAAAAGCGGATAAGTCCCCCGGGTCGCGCAAGCAGGGATGGGAACAGTTACGGAAATACCTACTGGCAGCACAAAACCCAGCACGCGAACATCCGGGGATGTTTGTGTTGGAGCGATGTGGACAGTTCCAGCGCACACTCCCAGTGCTGCCCCGATCTGATAGAGATCCGGATGATGTGGATGATGAGGCTGAGGATCACATTGGCGACGAGGTACGATACCGGTTGCGCCGCAAGCGCAGGATTGTGAGGTCGGGCACATGGTGAAGGAAAACAGCCCCGCCGCCACCAGCCTAGCCTATGACCACATGCTGCCCAGCTGGGCCAAGATCCAGACAGTGCTAGATGGCACGGAGGCGCTACGCAAGGCTGGAACGCTCTATTTACCCCAGCACAAGTACGAATCCAATGATGGGTACACGGAACGGCTCAGCAAATCGGTGTTGGTGAACCTGACCCGGCTCACGCTCCAGTCATGGGTGGGTAGACCGTTCAGCATTCCCATCAAGTTGGCGGACGTTCCACAGGAAATCCTTGATCTGCTGACGGATGTGGACCTGCTGGGCTCTGACCTTCAGATGTTTGCCCGGAATTGGTTTTCTGACGGGGTGGCCAAGGCTTTCAGCCATGTTTATGTGGACTTTCCGCGCACTGACCTCACCCCTCAGCGTACTCTTCAAACTGACCGTGAGGAGCACATCCGCCCCTATTGGATCCACTGGCGTCCGGAGCAGCTTTTCTATGCCAGTAGCGAGATGGACCGGGGCCAGGAAGTGCTGACCGAAATTCGGGTGATGGAGAATGTGATCACCCGAGACGGATTTGTTGAGGCTTCTACACAGCAAATCCGCCGCGTCACCCTGGACGGTCAACGGGTTGAGCTGTTTCAGCTCAAAAAGTTGAGGGGCCGTGGCAAGGTGGTCTGGGCAAAGGTGGACGAGTACACCTTCAGTTTGCCCACCATCCCCTTGGTCACGTTCTATAGTGACCGTGAAGCGTTCATGCAGGGCACTCCGCCGTTGGAGGACTTGGCCGACTTGAATCTGTCACATTGGCAGGGGTACAGTGACCAGCAGGCTTGTCTCACGGTGGCCCGGTTCCCGATTCTTGCCCTGAGCGGGGGGTCCGATTCTGAGGGTGTGTTGAAAATCGGCCCCAACCGGTGGCTGTACAGCCCGGACCCGGCGGCCAAGTTTTACTATGTGGAGCACAGTGGCAACGCCATTGAGGCGGGGCGTAAGGACTTGCTGGATAAGGAAGCCCGCATGTCTGAGTACGGGGCCGAGTTTTTGAAAAAGCGGCCCAGTGCTACCACGGCCACGGCGCGCACGCTGGATTCCTCTGAGGCCACGTCCCCGCTTCAGGACATGGCGATGCGGTTTGCCACGGCCATGAACCGGGCCTTGGCCCTCACGGCGCAGTGGATGGACCTCAAGGAGGGTGGTACAGCGCAGTTGCGCACGGACTTCGGGCCGGAGGACTCCAGCCCGGCGGAACTGACCACACTCCAGGCCACCCGCAAGGATCGTGACATCAGCCGCGTCACCTACCTCAAGGAGATCCAGCGGCGCGGCATGTTGCCGGATGACTTCGATCAGGAAGCCGACGCTGAACTGCTTGAGGAAGAGTCCCTGGAGATGATTGGCACCCTGACGCCAACACCCCCTGAACCGAAGCCTGAGGAGACAGGGGAAGAAACCGAGCCTGAGGAAGAATGACCGCCAACCAGCAATTCTTTGACGCACAGGTCCGGCGAGCCATAAGTGTGGCCCGCTACACGTCGGGCGAAGCCCGGCGTGTGGTGGCGCTTCTGGACCAAGCCGACAAAGAACTGATGGCGCTCCTACTGGCCAGGCTCACCCCCGGAGACTTCACCTCACAGCGGTACAAGGCCCTGCTGAAAGACATTCGCGCTTTGCGCGCTGAACTTTGGAAAGTGGCCCGGGGCACCAACCTGACGGAGATGACCCAGCTGACTCAACTGGAGCACTCCTGGGCCAATAGTGCCTTCACCCTGGCCATACCAGTCGAAATCAGTTTTGCTGTGGTGAGTGCAGAAACCTTGCAGTCACTGCTGACCACAACACCGTTCGGGGGAGCCAATGCTGCGCGCACCCTTCAGGCCTGGTGGGCTAGGCTTGAGGCCGTGGACGCGCAGCGTGTCCAGGAGGCAATCCAGTCCGGCTTGATACTGGGTGAGGGCATACCGGAAATGGCTGCCAGGGTCCAGCTGGTGCTTCCGTTGACCCGTAGAAACGCGGAGGCTGTTGTACGGACAGCGGCGAACTTCGCTGCCAGCCTAGCCCACGATGCCTTTTTCCAGGCCAACGCGGACATAATAGAGGCCTTGCGTTGGATGGCGATGTTGGATGGGCGGACGACGCCAATTTGCCGTGCCCGGGACGGCAAATTGGCCCCCGTAGTGCCCGGACAAACAGTCCCACCCCCACGGTTGCAGCCACCCCAAGCACGCCCTCCCGCTCATGTAAAGTGCCGCAGCCGTATGATAGCCATCCTCAGTGTGCTGGGTATAGCTGCTGAACTACCTGACCGCGCTTTTGTCCGTGACACCCGCACTGCCAAGCGTCGTGAGTTGGACTTTCGTAAACAGGCCCGGGCCACCGGGCGTCCCATCCAGGAACTGAAGCGTGAGTGGTCAGAACTGAACATTGGTCGTGTGCCCGGGGTGACCAATTATGATGAGTGGTTGCGCACGCAGTCCCGGGCCTTTCAGGATGAACTGTTAGGTGCCAAACGGGCTGCGTTGTTCCGTGGTGGAATGAAACTGGACCAGTTTGTGACCTATGACGGAAAGGAGCTTACCCTCAAACAATTGGGAGGTGTGTGATGGCCTGCAAGGGTGGCAAAAAGAAGCCGAAGAAACCGAAGAAGTAAACGGGGGTGATCCCCCAAGGAGCGTGACGCGTCATGGAGTTCGACTTTGCAAAAAGCACCGTGGTGGACAACCTTGAAACGGTGCCGAAGGATTTTCAGGGGCTGTACCGGGAGCACGAGGGCAAGTTCAAACTCGACAGTGATCATGCCGGTGTGAAGTCGGCAGTGGCGGCCATTGTCGGGTTGAACCGGGCGTTGGTGGCCAGCCGGGGTGAGGCCCGGGACGCAGCCAAGCGGGCCGTGGACCTCACTTCCCTGGCAGACTACGGTACGGACCCTGCTTCCATTCTGGAGGGTATCCAGGCCAAGTTGGCTGCGGCGGCTAAGGGCACCGGTGAGGATGTCAAGACGGCGGTGGCCAAGGCCAAGGAGGCTCTGGAAAAGGAGCATGCCCGTCAGCTGAAAACTGCTGGAGACCAGAACGCGGTGCTTCAGGGCCAGCTGCACAAGCTGCTGATTGGGTCAGCGGCTACGTCGGCCCTGGCCGAGGCCCAGGCCGTGGATGTGGACCTGGTCATGCCCCACGTGGTGGGCCAGATTCGGGCCACGGACGAGAACGGTGAGGTGAGTGTGGTTGTGGTGGACGCGGCGGGAGCGGCCCGGTACAGCGGGGTCACTGGCAAGCACATGACCATCAAGGAGCTGGTGTCCGAGATGAAGGGCAACACCAAATACGCCCTTTTGTTCAAAAGCAATGCCCAGTCTGGCGGCGGTACTCCGCCCACTCGCCGCACCACCCCGGTGGCAACCGGTAAGGAAAAGGACTCCACGTCGAAAATCAATGATGGTTTGGCCGCTCGGCGCGGCCGATAAAATATCGCTTGCCTACTTGAGGGCAGGCAGCTAGTGTATCAGGAAAGGCCCCAGGGTGATCCAGGGCTACCCACTGAGTGAATCAGTGCCTGAATCAAAACGACAACCCTGGAGGTGACTCATGAGTTCCGTGACTCTGGCTGAGAGTGCCAAACTGGCTACCGACGAGCTGGTTCAGGGCATCATCGAGAACATCATCACCGTCAACCAGCTGTTTGCTGTGTTGCCGTTCGATGAGATCGATGGTAACGCCCTGGCCTACAACCGTGAGAACGCCATTGGTGGTGCTGGTATTTTCGGTGTTGGCGACGCAATCGCTGACGCGGACACCAACCCCATCTCTGGTGAGTCGGCGGGAGCCAAGGCTCCGGCCACGTTCTCGCAGGTGACCAGTGGCCTGACCTCGATCATCGGTGATGCTGAGGTCAACGGGCTGATCCAGGCCACCCGCAGTGGCAACAACGATCAGACCGGTGTCCAGATCGCCAGCAAGGCCAAGCACTGCGGGCGCATCTATCAGTACATGCTGATCAACGGCACCGGCGCTGGCGATCAGTTCGACGGTCTGATCAACCTGTGCTCTGCGGGGCAGACCATCTCGGCGGCCACCAACGGCACCGCCCTGGCGCTGTCCACGATGGACAACCTGATGGATCTGGTGTCGTCCAAGGACGGGTACGTCGATTACTTCGCCATGCACGCTCGCGAGCGTCGGGCGTTCCGCGTGCTGCTGCGCGCCCTGGGCGGAGCCGGCATTGTGGAAGTGGTCGAACTGCCCAGCGGCGAATCGGTGATGAGCTACAGCTCGGTGCCGGTTTTCCGCAACGACTACATCCCCATCACAGCCACGCAGGGCAACGTCTACACGGCCAGCTACGTGTTCGCCGGCACGTTCGACGATGGCAGCCGCAGCAACGGCCTGGCGGGTCTGACGGCGGCCAACTACGCCGGCATCAACGTGGTGGACGTGGGTGAGAAGGAAGCTGCGGACGAGCACCTGTGGCGCGTGAAGTGGTACGCGGGCCTGGCGCTGTTCAGTGAGAAGGGTCTGGCCATGGCTTCGGGCATCATCCCGTAACCGATGATGAGTTCACGGGGGGCCACCTGGCCCCCCAGCTATGTCCACAACCCGACAGGAGGTGCCTGATGGCACTTTATTTGGTTACCTCGGACACCGGTTCAGCGGCCAAAACCCGCAAGCTGGGTGCCAATGCCATGATCGTGTCTGCGGCGGACGCCACAGACGCTCTGGCCATCTGCCAGGCCAAGTTCGGCGGGGACAGCTCCTGGGCTGACGCCACCTTCACCGCCATCGCCGATGTCACCCAGGCCACCGCCAATGGGCTGGTGGGCTGGACGGTCACTGTCAAGGTCAACACCACGGTGCCGATTTCGGTTTCGTACACCGGCACGGCCACCAATGACACCATCGACGAAATCGGTGCGGCGCTGGTCACGTTGCTCAACGCCACCGCCATCGACGGTGCGGCCTACTCAGCCAACGTGCTGAAGGTTGCGGAGACCACGGATGGTATCGGTGACAAGACGGTCACCGTCACCTTCACGCCTCCGGCGGCCACCTATCCGGAAGCTGTTCACATTCCTGGTATGGTCGGGACCATCGTTCACGAGGGCGTTTCGGGTGCGGCCCTGACTGTGGCGTTCAAGGCTGACGCCTACGTGGTGCCCACGGTGATTGCCAGCGTGGACTACAGGAGCTAGAATGCGGGGGTGCAAGGTACGGTTGGTGTTGACTGGCGCACGCGCAGGTAAGACTTGCACGTGCGGCAAGTTTCAAGCTGTCAACGGCGTCATCACCCTTTGGGGTGAAGAACGGACAGTGCGCGGTCAGGCCAAGTACCTGGGTTTGGTGTTTGCGGCATTCCCGGAGGAAGGCAATGGGAACGGTGCGCTTTGTTCCTCAGACGGATCACTTCAAGGCAGTGGTCAGTCCGAGCAGTCAGGGTTTGCCCAAGCACTTGCAAACCTCGGCGTTGGATCAGTTGACCCCGCGCCCCGGGAAGCCGAACGTGTACCCATCCCCCCGACTCGATACGAGCACAACCGGTTGGATCGGATCAAAGAAGTCGTGATGGCTTTGGACCACAGTAACGATCGCCATTGGACAACGGACGGCTTGCCCCGTGTGGACTACGTGGCGGAGGTGCTGGACGACAGCACTGTCACCCGTAGGGACTTGGAGAAGGTCGCCCCGGATCTGGTTCGTGTAAAGGAGTAACGTCATGGCTGCTGCGAACTATCTGGTCTCTATCGCGGGTGCTGCGGACCCGTGCACCACCCTGATTGACGGCATCCACTGCATGCTCATCAACGACGATGACGGGCAGACGGCGGCGCAGACCTGCGCCACGGCGGATGCCATTCTGGTGGCGGCTGGTCACGCGGTCCAGACCCCGTACTTTGGGTCCAGGCTGGCCATCTCCACCATGGACGCGGACAGCGACAACATCATCATCCTGCCCCGCGAGTTGGACAACAACATCACGTAGGGGTTGGCCATGAGCGACGCGACGTATTTTCCCTTGAACCTGACCATTGTTCAGGGGGACGACGTGCCGATGACGTTCCTGTTCAGCCAGGACGGGGTGCCGCTGGACATCTCGTCCTGGTTGTTCTATTACACAGCCAAGGCAGCATATGCTGATGTGGACGCATCGGCCAAGATCACCGTCAACCCCACGGCTATGACGCTCAGCGCGTCCATTCCGGCGGGCACTGTGGACAAGCTCACTTTCGTTCTGCCCAAGGCCAGCACGGTGTTGATGGCTGCCGGTAATTACTACCAAGACCTTCAGGTCATTCGCACCGGCCTGGTGACCACGCTGGGTCGGGGTCTTTTGGTGGTTGAGGCCCAGGTAACGATTAGGACTGCGCCATGACCGACTTCATTGAGAAGTTGCACTTGGTCCGTTTGGTGGATGGCGCATGGGAAGTCACCGTCAACGACACGGTGGTGTTCCAGGTGGCCGCGTCCGTCCCTGGCACAGCGGTCAACGGGCTGCCTGCCGCTGGCACCACGGGCCAGATGCTGGTCAAGCATTCCGACGTTTACTACGATGCGGAGTGGATCACGCCGGCACCCGCCGTTGTCGGCCTGGGCAATGTGACCAACGATGCGCAGTTGAAACGGGCTGCCGGGGACTTCGCCACCTTTGCTGAAGTCGTGGTGGTGGCCGACGACCTGTTGCTGTTTGAGGACACCAGTGACGGCGGTGCCAAGAAAAAGCTTCAGGTCGGCAACCTGCCCAAACCTGTGGCCGATGACATTCTCTTGGTGTACTCGGGATGGGAGATATTCAGTGGCGGCACGGTGCTTGATGCTTTGAAAGATACTGATGCAGTTTTTGTGCTGTGGAATCAGCACATGTTCACCAAATCCAATCCCCATGAGACCACCAAAGACCAGGTTGGCTTGGGCAATGTCCCCAACCTGGATACCACCGCAGCCGTTTCAGCCAGCCACACCCACTCGAACAGCGTGGAATTGGCTAAGGTCACCGATGGCGATCATGACGTTCGTACCGACAACCCCCACGCCACCACCAAGGCACAGGTGGGGTTGACCAACGTTCCCGACATCGACACCACGGCAGCCGTTGCGGCGTCACATACGCATTCGAACAGCGCCCAACTCGCGTTGGTGTCCGATGGTGATCACGACGTTCGGACGGACAACCCCCACGCCACCACCAAGGCGCAGGTCGGGTTGACCAACGTCCCTGACATCGACACCACTGCCGCAGTTGCAGCCTCTCATACCCATTCGAACAGCGCCCAGTTGGCTCTGGTCACTGATGGGGATCACGATGTTCGGACGGGCAATCCCCACTCGACGACCAAGGCTCAGGTCGGGCTGACCAACGTGACGGACGCGGCCCAGTTGACCCGTGGCGCGGGCGACTGGACTGCTTTCACAGAGGCTACGCCAGCGGCCACGGACCTGATTCTGATTGAGGACGCAGACGACGGTGGGGCCAAGAAAAAGGTTCAGGTGTCCTCCCTGCCGGTGGGCAGTCACGCTCACGCAGCTTCAGCAATCAGTGTGGTCACTTCTGCCTTTGGGGGTGCGCTCACAAACGACGCCGCCAGCGACACTGTTCAGGAGTGCCTGGATAAGCTCGATGACCATAATCACGATGCCGCGTATGCGGTCAAGGCTCTGCCCGAAGCCATCGAGATTTGCTTCGACGGCGGAGGTGCCACCCTCACCGTGGACAAGAAGGTGGACATCGTTGCCAAGTGCGCGATGACCATCACGGGGTGGACGCTGCTCGCGGATCAGTCGGGCAGCGTGGCCATCGGGGTTTGGAAAGACACCTACGCCAACTTCCCCCCGGTCATTGCTGATGTGCTGGTGACCCCCGCGATCACCACGGCAGTCAAGGCCCAGGCGTCCAGCCTCAACCTTGCGGTCGCGGCAGGGGACATCCTCCGCTTCAACATCAACTCCGCCACCACCATTCAGCGGGTCACGCTCGCCCTCACGGGGGTGCGGGCATGAGTGTTACCAACTGCCACGTCCCCAACAGCGGGAGTGATGGTGTTACGGGGACATACCCTGACACATCTGCAACGGTTTTGATAGCTATGTCTAATATTGCCGTCGGGGAATACCTGACGGCAGTAATAGACATAGACACTTCGCCCATTGGAACTGATGCCATAAGCGCGGCAACGCTCTATTGGTATCATGTTTCATACACCAAAACGCCCAAGGCAGAAACATACCAGCGTTTAATCAGTGTGGGATCCTCCACCATCCTTGACAGTACAGCTACCCCACCAGCGGCGGGATGGCATAGCCATGCATTGGAAGCAGGGGAACTCGCCAGCATCAATAAGACAGGCAACACCCGCGTGTGGCTCCAAGTAGGAGATCCCACCATCCAGCAGCGTAACTGGCAAATTCGAGCGTGGGATTACTCCCCCACGGGCACCTTCAGTTGTTACCTTGAGGTGACTCACGCAGCAGCGGGCGGCCCGACCACGGTTTCAATCCTGGGAGTGTGACATGGCCTTCACGCCTGAAACGGGAACCGGACTGGCGACGGCCAATGCTTACATCACACTGGCCGCGTTCAAGGCACACCACAATGATCGGGGGCGCGTGTACACGGGGCTGTATACGGATCCAGTGATCCAGACTGCTATCGTCAAGGCCACCGATTACCTGGACAAGCGGTTTGGCCGCCGGTTTCGGGGGGTCAAGGGCAGCAGCGCCCAGGCGTTGGCCTGGCCCCGGATAAGTGCTTTTGATGCCAGTGGGTATGCCTTTGAGGGTGTGCCGCGTCAGTTGGCCATGGCCACAGCGGAATACGCCTGGGTGGCGCTGGGTTTGGGCACTACGGAGTTGGCCCCTACGGTTGAAGGCTCTGTGGAGGAAAAAACGGAAACGGTGGGGCCTATCAGCACCAGCCTCAGGTACAGCACCAGGTTCTCAGACAACTCACTGGTAACCGGCATTATGGAGTACCCGGAAGCTGACTTGTGGGTGCTGGAGTTATTGGAGTCTACGCAGTCCAGGGAAGTGTCGTTGTAATGGATTACACGGCAATGGCAGCTATGGCCAAGCGGCTCATTGATGCCAATGGGCGTACTGTGACTGTGGTTAAGAACGGCACCACACCCCAAAACTCAGAACAGCCTTGGCGCGGGCTAGCTGATTATCCGGCAGTGTCTGTGACGGGGTTAGCGGCCTTTGTGCCCGGATCATCGGTGGCTACCTGGAGGGTTACGCTTCGGGACAACATCAAATTCGGTGCTAATTATGCTTTGTTTCCGGCATCAGATGACGCTGGGAATCAGCTTGAGTTTTTCGATGAGATACTAGATAATGGGGTGCGGTGGAAAATAGTGAATGCTGAGATCATTGGCCCCACCACCGTGAGACTGCTGTATTTATTTGAGGTGGCACGATGACGGCAACCATAGCCCAAGCCCGGGATGATATGTTGGGGGTGCTCAAGACAGCTTGGGAAGCCAGTGCCATCAGTCAGGCCTTGCCTATGCTTTATCCAGATGTGGCGGGTGACCCGCCGACGGAAGGGGCTTGGGGACGGGCTACCATTTTACATACCGGGAGTGCTCAGGCCTCTTTGGCCAATCACGCAGGTGTGCGCCGTTTTCGTCGCACTGGGGTGGTCGTTGTTCAGTTGTTTACTACCCCCGGGGGCGGACAGGTGCTGTCAGATGATTTGGCTGCCGTGGTCAAAAATGCCTATGAGGGCATCACCACAACCAACGGAGTTGTGTTCCTGAACGTGACGCCCAGGGACATCGGGCAAAGCGGCGGTTTTTACCAAGTGAATGTGCAGGCAGACTTCGAATATGATGAGGTGAGATAATGGCTACGAACGTCAGCAAAATCGACAGCAATGTGACAGGGCTGAGCTTTGCCGAGGAAAGCAGCTTCAAGACTCTCCCGGGTACGCCTGTGTGGTATCCGCTAGAGCCCAACAGCTATGCGGACTTTGGGGGTGAGGTGACCACCGTGGCGCGCAGTCCGATCAGCGCCAGTCGCCAGCGCAAAAAGGGTGTGGCTACAGACCTGGACGCCAGTGGTGGGTTCAACACCGACCTGACCCAGACCAACCTTCAGCGTCTGCTCCAGGGCTTCTTCTTTGCATCCTTGCGCATCAAGGACGAATACGGAGACGGCTCCGGAGTAATCACCGCTGCCACTACCGGCCCCAACACCTATACCGGTACGGCCATTGGCACCGGCGTGGCTGTGGGGGCGTTGATTTTCGGATCTGGCTTCACCAACAGTGGTAATAATGGCCTGAAGCTGGTTACCACCGCAGCCACGGGTGTGTTGACCGTATCCGAGACCCTAACGGCTGAGGCTTCTCCCCCGGTAGCGGCCAAGCTGGTCACGGTAGGTGTCCAGGCCGGGGCGGGGGATCTGGACGTGGTGACCACGGGTGCCTTCACCACCATCACTTCCACCACGCTGGACTTCACCACTCTGGGCCTGGTCCCGGGTGAGTGGATCTACATTGGCGGGGATTCCGCCGCGCTGGGCTTTGCCACTGCGGTGAACAACGGGTTCAAGCGCATTCGGTCCATCGCCGCCCATGCCCTGGTTCTGGACAAGTCTGCCTCCGCCATGCAGGCTGAATCCAGCACCACGGAGACGGTCCAGATGTTCTTTGGCCGGGTGCTGAAAAACGAGACCGGCACCAGCATCGTGCGCCGCACCTACAACCTGGAGCGCACGCTGGGAGTGAATGACACGACGGATCCGACCGGGGTGCAGTCTGAGTACCTGACTGGTGCCGTACCGAATGAGTTCACCCTCAATGTGCCTACGGCGGAGAAGATGACCTGTGACCTCACCTTTGTCGCCGGGGACAATGAGCAGCGCACCGGGGCCACCGACGTCAAGACCGGCACCAGGGTGGCGCAGGTCGAAGCCGACGCCTTCAATACCAGCAGCGACTTCAATCGCATCAAGATGGCGATTGTGGACGTTGCCGCGGAGGCCCCCACGGCCCTGTTCGCCTTCCTGACGGAGTTGAAGTTGACTGTCACGAACAACATCTCGCCCAACAAGGCTGTCGGTACGTTCGGGGCGTTCGACTGCTCCGCCGGCAACTTTGAGGTCAGTGGTGAGGTGACCGCGTACTTCGCGGGCACGGAAGCTGTGGCGGCGGTACGCAACTGTTCCGACATCACGATGGACTTCATCATGGCCCGGGCCAACACCGGTATCGCCGTGGATCTGCCGCTGCTCACCCTGGGTGATGGTCGGCCCAACGTGGAGAAGGACGCCCCCATCACGCTGCCGCTGAAGCTGGAGGCGGGAACGGGGGCCAAGGTTCTCAGCACCATGGACCACACGCTGCTCATGGTGTTCTGGGACTATCTGCCGACGGCGGCGATGTAACACCGGAGGTCCACAAAATGTCGCTGTATGCTGATTTCAAGTCCGATGACAAGTCAGAGCAGGAGGGGGTTGTGCTGAATTACGGTGATTTTCGCATCACCGTAGCCCGGGCGGGAGGAGCCAACAAGCAGTACCTGAAGCTGTTGGAGACCAAGGCCCGCCCCTTTCAGCGGGCGATCCAGGCCGGGGCGTTTGGCAACGATCGCTCCATGGCCCTGCTCCAGGAAGTGTATGCTGAAACCGTCGTCCGTAACTGGGAAACCCGGGTGGGCGACGAGTGGAAGGCAGGCATTGAAAGTCCTGATGGTAGTCTGCTCCCGGTGACCAAGGAAAATCTCCTGGTCACCTTCATCAATCTGCCCGACCTGTTCGCGGATCTGGTTGAGAGCGCGGGCAAGGGCACATTGTTTCGTGCAGCTCTGCGTGAGGAGGCCGCAAAAAACTCGTAGAGTGCCTGCTTTACGATCTGGAGCAGGCACCCGGTGAGCAGCAGATCATTCGGCAGTGCATGAGGGAGCGGTTGCCCCTACCGGATAGGATAGCCAATGCCCCGCAGATGTACCTTGGGCTTGAGCTGTACTACGATGCCTTCTGGGAGTTGGGCAGTTGTCGCGCCCTGGGCTGGTCCGTGGGGCCAATACCCTGGGTTGCGATCAATGATTACGCAGTTGCCTTTGACCTTGATGAGGAACAGCGCGAGACCTTATCCTATATGGTGAGGGTGTTGGACCAGGCCTATCTAGGCTATCACGCCCCTAAGCCAGCAGGGAAGAAAAAGTGGCAACCTCGCGCAACTTCAAACAGTTCCACCAGCGCATAGTCCTGACCGCCAAGGTTGTGGGCGTGGGTGCCACCAAGATAGTTCGTAAGGCTGCTGTGGCCATGGACACCACTGCAGCTATGACCACCCCGGTAGATACCGGCAGGGCCTGGGGAAATTGGCGCACGTCCATTGGATCCCCGCTTCTGGGGGAAACCGGGGCGCTAGGGCCGACGGCTGGTCCGGAGGCCGTTCTCGCTGGTGCTGCGGTCATAGCTACTTGGAAGCCGGGCATGGGAGCCATTTACGTGGCCAACAGTGTTCCGTACATCAAGGTGCTGGATGAGGGTCATTCCGGGCAGGCTCCCCAAGGCATGACCCGGTTTGCCATCGCAGCGGCCAAACGTGAATTGAGGAAGGGCGGGTTGCTGAGATGAGCATCGAGAGCCTTGTCCTCTCCATCACCGAAAAGGGCGCTGTTCAGGTCAAGCGCAACATTGAGGGAATAGGCACCGGTGCGCTCAAGGCTTCCGGAGCCATGGCCCTGCTCAAAAACAGTATGAGTGCGCTTATGACCGGCGCGGTCGCGGTGGGCATTGTCCAGATGGTGGACAAGTACACCATCATGCAGAACCGATTGAAGCTGGTCACCCGTGGTTCTGAGGAATTGGGGGCGGTGACTGATCGACTTTTCAAGATCAGTGAAAACACCCGCAGTTCCTTCACCGCCACCGGTGAAATGTATGCTCGTATGGCGCTGGCCTCGCGCGAATTGGGCAAAACACAGAACGAGCTTCTCCAGTTCACGGAGTCGCTCAACCAAGCCATCATTCTTAGCGGGGCCAGTGCCCAGGAAAGCCAGGCTGGTATGATCCAGCTGTCGCAGGGCTTGGCGTCGGGTGCGTTGCGCGGTGATGAGTTGCGCTCTGTGATGGAACAGCTGCCGATGGTGGCTGACGTGGTTGCCAAGTCCTTGGGTGTCAGTCGTGGCGAGTTCCGTAAGATGGGCATTGAGGGCAAAATCTCAGCCAAAATTGTGCTGGACGCTTTTACCAAGGCCCGGGTTGAGTTGGCGGAGAAGTTTGCCAAGACCGTGCCCACCGTGGGGCAGGCCCTGACGGTGTTGAAAAGTAACCTGACCAAATTGTTTGGTGAGGCAGCCACGGCCAGTGGCACCTCACAGGCTTTGTCCGGATTCATTATCTCAATTGCCAAGGCTCTGCCTAAACTGATAGAGGGAGTGACGGTGCTGGGGGATACTGTGGCACTGACATTCAAGGCCATAGGTACCATCTTCAAAAAGACCAACGCCGACTTGCAGTCCATGGGCACGGATTGGGCAGGAGTGTTCAGTGCCATCATTTTGGGACTGCTTTCTCTACTCCGGGCAGTGGTAACTGTAGTGGATAAAATACTCGGCACCTTTGCCGGCCTAGTTGGTGCAATACAGGCTGCCGCCCTTGTGATAGTGGAGACTTTTGAGCGTATGGGTAAAAAGGATTTTGTTGGTGCTGCGGAGACGATGAAGCAGGGCGGGGGCCTGATGAAGCAGGCCTTTTTGGATGGCTGGAAAGCAGATGTCGGCACCAAGGTGGTTGATGAGGTGATTGGTGGGGTAATGGACTTGGCAGCCATGCGTGCTGGTAAGCCTAAGAAACCGGTCAATTTGGATGTGGGTATTGCTGGTGGATCTGATCAGCCCTTTGGTTCTTTAGCCCGGGGTGGTAGGGGCGACAAGGATAAATGGGGGCCGTATATCCAGGGTCTGCGGGACGAGTACACCATTCTCTCAGACATCAACACGGAACGTGAAATCACTTCTGAGCTACTGAAGGCGCAGGCTTCTTTAGGAAATCAGTGGAGCCAAGCCCGAGAAGCTGAGGCAGAGGCTCAACTGCTTCTTAACCGCTCCAAAAGGGAAGAAGTGACCCTATACGATCAACTTACTTCTGCTCAACGAGAGTTTGACCAGGGCTTTGCTACTCTGGAACGTATTAAGCCAACAATTGAGTTGGCTCAGTACAATCAGGAACTGTTGCGCCTCAAGGAAAACTTGGCCAATGCGCAGCCTGAGTTTGTGAAGATGATGAAAAGTCTGGAGGACCAAGCCAAGGTGCTAGGTATGTCTCCCTTGGAGGGGGCCATTGAAACTAGCCTTCAGGCTGCTCGCCCCAAAATGACTGATGAGGAACTGGTAAAGTTTGAAGCTCAATTGCGTACCAACCAGGGCAAAGAGGAAGAAATCAGGTTGACGGAGCAGTTGAGTGGACCCATGCGTCAGTACAATTTGGATATGGCAGATGCTGAGGCGGCGCGTAAGTTGGGGATCATCTCTCAGGAGGAGTTCAACCAGAAGAAAAGGCAGTACACTCAGGTGCTGATGGACGGCATAGGTGAAATCTATATGGAAGCAGAAGCCTACAAGGTGTTGTGGGACAATGCTTCTGCTGCCTTGGACAGCTTCATTGAGACAGGCATTTTCAGTTTCCGGGAGTTTTCAGCTCAGATACTGCTGGAGTTGGAAAAGATCATTGCCAAAATGCTGCTCATGAGGGCGTTTAAGGCCATTGGCATTCCGCTGCCGGGCTTTGCCACGGGGGGCAGCTTCATGGTGGGTGGCCAGGGCGGCACGGACAGCCAGCTAGTGGCTTTCAAGGCTTCTCCCAAGGAGCGTGTGACTGTACAAACGCCCGGGCAGCAAATGGCAGGGCAGTCAGGCGCTAGCCCCCCGGCTCAGCGCCCCATCATCAAGATCATCAATGTGAGCAACCCTGATGATGTCAAAGACGCCATGGGCAGTACTGAAGGCGAACAGGTGATCATGAACGTGATCCAACGCAATCGGGCCTCCGTCAGACAGGCAATATCATGAGCTGGATCAAAGGCACAGCCACAAGCTACATCGACCTGTCCAACAAGTTGGTCGCGGCGGCCACGGGGCAAAGCCTGCAGACCGTGGACAGTATTGCAGACGGCGGCACGGGCTACTCGATTGGGGACATCTTGACGTTGGTCGGGGGCACAGGAACCGTGGCTGCACAGGTGGAAGTGTTGACCGTGGCAGCCGGTGTGGTCGCCACCACGCGCCGCGTCAACGACGGGGTATACACGGTACCACCCACGGACCCGGTGGCCACCACGGGCGGCGCAGGCACATGCACGCTCAATTGCACGTTCGCGTCCAACGGCTGGACCGCGCTGCTTAATGCTGTGCGCACGGGGTCAGACCGAGACGTCATTCTCCAAGGCTCTGGAGGAGGTACGGACGAAATTTTCATCGGCTGGCGCACGTTCTTCAGTGCTGGTGTTGGCTATTACAATTGGGAATTGCATGGGTTCCAGGGCTACAGCGCGAGTTTGCCCTACGTGGAGCAGCCCGGCATGTCGCCTGGACTATATGACGGTGCTGATCCTTCTGGATCGTACTTGGTGTCCTCCAACGCCTCCCAGAACTACTGGTTCTCCATCACCCCCTATCGGATCATCGGGGTGATCCAGGTTGGGTCATCGTATCTACCGTTCTACCTTGGCTTCGGCAATCGGTTTGCCACCAGCGGTGAGTACCCATACCCGCTGATGGTTGCGGGTTGCACGTCGCTGTTCAGCGCGATAATCTCTACAGGCATGTCAGCTCTGACTGACCCGTCTCGCAGCACGTCAGCCTCAGTGAGAGGGCCAACGCAGGTGCTATGGGTTGATGGGACTTGGTACGGGGTGGCCAATTCCTCTATCGCAGGGGCTACCCGTGTGGCGCTGACTGATCGTGTGGTCATTCCCACAGGCCTTACTGCTGGGGGTGATGACTGTGGCCTTGAAGATCGGTTCATGAGTTCTACGGGCGGATTTGTCGAGATCATTTCGCGCGTAACTGCAGCGGCAGCCAATCTATGGAATGATGGGGTGGGGTCCACTATCTTGTTGCTGCCTTGCATTGTGGTTTTCTACTCGCCCAGCCCCCAAGTGGTGATGGAGATAGACGATGTGCTTTGGCTGAGCACGTTTGACGGCCCGGCCAACCAGGACAGGGTTATCGACGGTGCCAACGTGTACCGGGTGTTTCAGAATTGTGCACGTATCGAAACGTGCTCATATCTCGCGATCAAAGAAGGCTGATCAATGGCTTATGAAACTGGTTCAGCCACCAACCTTGGTGACCTGGTAACCAAACTGGGGACGTTTCTCACCGGGTGTACTGCTGCGTGGACCCAAGACCAATTGCTCAATAGCAGCCCCAACTATTACGCTACCTTTCACAAAGACGACTGCTTTGTGAGCTTCAGGTGGGCAGGGGTTGCTGCCAACTTAGCGGTGTTCCATCAACTGTCATATGTTTCTGGTACACCGGGCACGGCAGCCATGGGAGATTCCGGCAATGGGCTCACGGGGACTGGCGATGCCACCACAGCCCGTAGAGTCAGTTGCCTGACCACGGGAGCATACACGTATCACTTTTTCGCATCGGACGCAGCCCCCTACTATTGCCACGTTGTGCTAGAGATCGCCACGGGTAAGTACCGCCATTTTGGATTTGGAAAGCTGACCAAATTTGGCACTTGGACGGGGGGAGAGTATTGCTACGGAGGAATTTGGAGTCAGTCGGTCAGTTATGCTGCCAATCCCACGTCCATCTATCATGCTTTGGGGCTGGATGGGCTGGCCACCACGATAGCAGACTGTGCAACAGTTCGCATTGTCGGCCTTACCGGCATGAGCATGGATGCTGACAGTCGGTGGGGTGTGGTAGCCACAGGTACTCCGGGAACCGATCGATCAGGAGAACCTCGCTACCGGTTGTTCGGTGGCAGCCGATCCGGCTTCTGGGGCTGGGCCATGGGATGGATACCCGCCACTGCGCTCAATGCATACAAGCCATTGATCCCCATTCCGGTGATCTGGCGGGATACTGCCGCCACGCCGGACACTTGGTTGTGGCTAGGGGAGCAACCGGATACTGCCATCATCAACATGAAGCATATCAACGCTGGGGACGAGATCACCGTCGGCTCTGACACCTGGGCAGTGTTCCCCTGGGCCGTTAAGCAGTACGGAGTGGGTGCCACCACCGAGGAATCCAGAAACGCAGGCATTGCCTACAAGAAGATTGTATAATGGCGGACTGGGTTGGGTCTCTCCAGCGAGCATTTGGCAGCCAGGTAGAGGGTGACCGTTACCTAGTGCCTGGGGTATCCACCGATCTCACGGTGCCCCCGCAAATTTTCTCTCTTGTTACTTTGCCCGTGGTTTCAGATGGCTCTTGGGAGGCCACAGGCCTGAGTTTGGTACCCGCGTTTCCCGCTGTTGATTGGGTGGGTGCCCGGTCAGAAGGCCCATCCCAATTCTGGTTTGAACGGGTGATCGTATTTCCCACAACTGTAGTGTTGGGCAATATTGTTACCACGGTGATCACTGAAATTGAGATATATAACTCATGCAGAGATTCCACCCGCAGTCTCACGGCCGCCACCAACAATGCCGGTTTGGGAGTGTCCTTCCGCGACTTGCCCGGCCTGCCCTGGTCCATTGGCCCGCAGGTAGGGCTTATTGTCCAGGTTCAGGTGC